ATCATCTACACTTAGATAATCTGCTTTTTTATATCCAGAACCGCCGTTCTGAATTACGACAGAGGAAACAATTCCAGCAGCAGATACAATGATGCTAGCAGTAGCTCCTGTTCCAGATCCACCAGTGAGTGGAATATTGTTATAAGTTCCTGGAGTATAGTCTGCTCCACCGTTTAGAATTTCAAATCTTCCTACACCAGTATAATTGATATTTGATACGTACTCTGGAGATGAAAACTTTACTTTTTGATAAAGTCTCTTTCTTAAGTAATACGTTTTTGTTTTTGTTGCGTCATTTGGAAGGATATCAATATTAACTTCATCACCAATTCCTAAACCATGCTCTTGAATAGTTTCAACCAACGCAACATTTTGATTTACATTAAACGGTTCCAGATTATCGCTTAGTGAGGTAAGACGAATAATTCTAGATCCAGAAGTATTAAATAAATCGTTTGATTGAATAAAGTAATCGTCATTAACTACCCACGTACCAGTTAAAACTTTAATTTTTACAACATTTTGTCTTGATGTTCCTTCTAGAACTTCACCAGTAGCAATTGGAGGATTAATACCATCGGTTAAAGATAAAATCGCACCCTTTGTATAATTGCTGTCCTGATCAATTAGGATTGAAAAAGTCTTAATGTCTGCTGAAAATGTCCCAGTTGTGTTGAAAGTACCGGAAACATTTTTTAACACAATGGTATTGTCATTGGAAACAGTACCAACAATTTCACCATAAGAACCGGTAGCAGGTTGTCTTAAAGTATCATTAGCAAACAGATAAGCACTTTGAATGGTAGTTAGTTGTACAACCTTTGTTTCTTTGCTCTGTAAGTAATTTACTGTTTTACCATTTACTGAAGAAACAATTGCCTCAGCATCTTGACCTTCTGTTCTAGAATTATCAAAATAAAGTTTTGAATTTACAGAAAAGTTGTTAGAAGAATTTTCGATGGAAACACTATCAACTACTCCAGGTCTTACCTCAGCAATCTGAGCAATTACACCTTCGCCATTTCTCGGCATTCCTGAAGAAAATAATCTTCGAGATTTCTTTGGAATATCATTCTGATTGATGTCAGAGTTATAGTTACTATCAACTGGTAATGAATAGAAATTCTCGCCAATAAAATATGGGAACTGAGGTACTTGATTGCTATCAATAGTCAAGAAATAAGCGTATGTTCCATTCGGATAATCTGGAGTTATACAAAATCTTCCATTGTTTTGATCAAGTGTTCCACTCTTATGAACATATCGGTAATCGTTAATAAAAGTTCCAAGAGGATATCTTACAGTTGATGGTCCTTTTGGTCTGTTGTTATTCAATGAATAACTGGATGTCATTCTAATAATAGATGACTGTGGGTTTAAAGGATCCTGATAACCAAATGGACCATAGATTGGATTTCCATCGTGAGCAAATCCAATAATCGGAGAATGTACTTTGGTTGTTGGTTCAGTACCAGCTCCGTTTAAATTATCATTGAGAAGTACTCTGAGCGCCTTTGGGTTGCCAACATGACCATAACCATATTTTAATACTTGATTGTAGTTTTCAAATAGATAACCATATTCGGTGTCTAGTACATTTGAAAGTTTTGTAAATCTATTCTTGTTCCACTCTTTGAGATAAGGAATGCCAACAGCACCTTGACCAACTGGAATAATATCTACAATTACTGTATTTTGATTGTAGAAATTGCCTTCGTCATTTTTTACAAATCCTGTTATCTTACCATCCGTATCTACAACGGCGGTATAATCAGCAAATCTTCCTCTTCCAGAATTATCTCTAATTCTAACAATTGGAGGAGATGAATAATATTCGCCTGGGTTATCAATGATTAAACTAGTTACTTTTCCTCTAGTAACCACGGCACGAACAACAGCTCCTCGTCCTGAAGTAATTGTAACTTCCGGAGTTCTTGGAAATACCGTAGTTGTATCAACAATAATTCTTTCAACTACTTGTCCCGATAAGACTGCTCTTGCCTGATTTGGAACATCATCCAATAAAACAAATGGAGGATTTACATAACCAGTTCCTTGACTATCTACGGCAATGCTCTCAAGTAATCCAAAACGAATACTTTCTTCATCACGAAATCCGTAGATTGGAACACCATTTAGTAGAATACCAACATCTCTTTTTGGTGTCTTGTAAACCTCTGTGGTTTTTGTTGCTTCTTTTCTTATAATACGAAGTATTTTTTGATCCTTTACTTCTTGAGTTACTGTAGAACCATCTAAAATTTTGTATGATGGATAACTGGAGCTGGTGATATAGTAATATTGATCATCTTCAAAAATAGCAGAAACATCAGTAGATACTCCATCCAGAGAAGTAGATACTGAAGTGTTTGTTGGAGTAAATACTGGATCTCCATCACCAACAATCCATCTTGTTTGGTTTGTTCCGGTGATTACAATCTTTGGATCAGGAGTTTGAAATCCTGGTTCTGAAATCTGTATCTGATCCCCAACAGAAGCATATGGATGAGCATCTTGTGGGGATAAGTTATAAGCAACGCCAAGCGTCAATAAAGATACACCAGAACCTTCTATGATAACTGGTTTGTAAACAGTTGAACCCTCTAGATGTAATACAGGATTTTGTCCTCTTGCTTTGATAATGAATTGTGTGATATTTTTATCATCAAACGAAATTTTTTCGTCATTGATCAATACTTCGCCAGTTAAATCCCACCCAATCGTTGAGAATACATCAATTCTTTTGCCTAAACCACTGGATGCTGGTAGATCTTTTTCTAAGCGAGTTTTTGTAGAAATAGAGAACGAACCATTGACAGTCTCTGGAGCAAGAACAATATTCCAAATTTGTTCATCATCAAAAGTACCATCGGCAAAAACATTATCAACCACAGCAGAGGCATAACCGTATTCATCGGTTGGAAGTTGTACAATCTGCTTTCCAATGAGAGTTTTTGGATTTCCAGAAACAACCTTTACTTTCAGAGCATAGATGTTAATCCAATCTGCTTCAGATGCCTTGTAAGTAAAGTCTCTTGGTTTGTATACATCTGGTTTGTTCTCAGTATCTCTTGATACGATAGTATTAAAGATAAACTTGATTGAACTATCAGTTCCCTTTGCTTTGTAGAACTTTTGAATATTCTTGATTAAAGTTCTCTTATCAACTTCTCCTCTGAGATACTTTTCTGGGAAGGAACCTAGATACTGCGATTCGAAGTTTTTAACAAAAGCATACAGGAAAAGATTGCTGATGTTATAGACAATCTCACCTGAAACATGAGATGCTGCTTCAGTGCTTTGGAAATCCGATTCATCATAAAGATCTCCAAGTGTTGTATTGCCACTAACACCTCTGGAACAACCTTGGAGTTGATTGTTTGTTCTTGTGGCATAGAAAATAATCTCACTGCCAATTCTAACGTATCCGTTCTTCTCTGGGAAAGAACTGGCATCAATCAGATAAATTGATGTATCCGTGGAAGAAATACTTGAAGCTAGAATATCATTTTGCTTGAGTAAATTCTTCTCGTAAAAATCAATGTCCAAATATTTTTGGACATTACTAATAATATCAAGTGTCCCACCTTGAACTTCTAAAGATTCGTAATACTTTTCAACAAACTTACCGAAAAGTTCATATTCTGTTGAAATGAACTCTGGAAGTTGTGACTCAATAAGAGTAGAAATTCTTTTGGTCTTGACTGCCATCTACTTACTCTTTGTACGCGATGAAGGTGGAATTTGCTATATCAACATCAAGATAAACCTCTCTTACCGCTTTGATATCATTAGATAGAGGTTTAACTCTGAGTGAAATTCTGTTATCAAAGAAGCTTCCTTTGATGATAGTTAAATCATACATTTTTAACTCACCTCTCACATAATCAATATCGCCAACTTCCCTATCCAGGACAATCTTTTCACCAGTTATAGCGTCTAGTCTATATAGGACAATTTTGCCACCTCTATCTTCAACATAAACATCAAAATTTGGGTATTCAGTCACTCTAAAACCAGTTGATGACAGGACTGGATCATCGCAGTCTTCGTCAAAAGAATTCTGGAAACATACTTCGTAATAGAACGTTGAATTGAGTTGAGGATAAAAATCTTTCCTCATAATCACAGACGTGAGATTGGAATTGATGCTCTTGTCAGCATCGTCAATTACACCAACTGCTTTACTGTGACGAAACTTACCATTGAACTTTTCGGTATCTGATGTTTCAATGTAACTTTGTAAGGATGTAATTACTTTGTCTCTGATCTGTGCTGGTGTCTGATCTGTGATCTGACTGTTGTAGTAAATCTTACTATCAAGCTCAACATAAAGAATTGATGGGTCAACCAAGACGGGTTCAACAGAGGCGACAACATACCTCTTCAACTGCGATACAATTTCTTGCTTCGTGATGGAGGTTAGATATGCCGCATCTGCTGGTTTGAGTACAATAAACACTTTACCATACTGTGGAGGAACCTGATCTTCGCCTCCAAAGATGATAATGTCGCTGGTGGCAGGATAGATATTACGAACAATCGCAGCATAGTCCTGAGAGGTCACAGCACGGTCCTGTGTGCCATATGACTTCGGGGCATTGTATTTGATCTTCTTCGTGGTCTCGATCTCCTCACCGCCTGCCGCAGCAACCGTAGAGTTAATTGTAACAGTAAATCCACCAGGAGTTGCTCCATCCTGGTTTTCTAATACACCAGAAAATACAAATGTTCTTACGCCATTTGATGCTGGACCAGATGTAACAAGATAAGAAACTTCAACAACTGTATTGTTTTCTAATTTTTTTCCTAATACTCCATCACCAAAGATAATCTCGTATCGTTCATCTTCAATTTCATTCAGGAAAAAGATCTTTGAATTTCCATCAACACCAAGAATATTGTCTGACACCAAATAAGGCTCGGAGAAAGATCCCCCGGAAGGAAATACTTTTACTCGAATAGTATTTGTATCAATATTCGAATTATCAAGAATAAATTTCTGTGATGCTACTGCTGTGTTGACAGTAAATGTGTTAACAAGTTGTGTTCCCTCTTTAATTGGAACGTTGAGGAACGTGGCAACACCATTTGAAACTTGTGCCTTAGCATCATCTAAAACAACATACTGATAAAGAACGTTATCATAAGAAGCAACAAATCCTGTTCCTTTCTTTAAAATTAACTGTGTATCCGTTGTAGAATTCGTATATGTGACAGAAAATGAAATGTAAGCTGTCGGTGAGGTCGCACTCTTCGGTCTGTACCCTAATTGCTTCGCAATTGCCACTACGTTGTCCCTCAAGGTGGCAGAATCAATGAATAGTTCATTGACCACCATGTTGGTGTTAAATGCCGTGTAGTAGGTATTGTAGGCAAGTAAATCAAGCAGGTTGGATAATGCCGAACCCTCAAAATCATAATCAGTGAATTCGGACTGCCCTCTGAGATAATCCTTCAGAGCAGTTTTAATATCCGTGAAATCCAGATTGGCAAGTTGAGTGTATGGCATTATCGTGTACGCTCTAAGAAGAATTCTACTGCTACTGGTGTGTCTTCTCTACCACGAATTACATAAGTGAGTTCAATTGAATAACCATTCGAATCAAAATCTGGAGATACAATAACATTTGAAACGATAACTCTCGGTTCATAACGTTCCAGAACATCAATCACAGTAGATCTGATGATACCGGCAGTACCATAATCCAATGGTTCAAATAGGGTGGCATATATTCCAGAACCCAATTCGGGTTGAAACACACGCTCACCCTTGTTTGTAAGAAGCAAATTCACAATTGATTGTGTGATCGCAGCCTTATCCTTCACGATGACAAGATCATCAGTGACAGGATGCTTCTTAAAAGTAACGCTCAGATCTTTGAACGTCTGAAATTCGGGCATTTAGACACAGCAAGGCTGCTATTATTTATTCACTCGTGCCAACGCTCAACAAAGTCATCAAATCCACCAGATCCACCACAAGGACGTTCATAACGATCTTCTGGAATTGGATAAAGTTCATCCTTTTTCTTTTTCCTTGAGAGTTGTAGATATCTCTCACTATCTGTTTCTGTAATCAAGGTTTTACCCTGGTTAATAAAATCTTCACTTTTGTCAACTGGATGTAGTCCCATTGTTCTCCTAAAATTAAGGTTAACAGAACTTTTTACGGGGTTTCTATCCCGTGTTTAATGTTCAGGTCCAGTGATTGTTTGGCTTCTCCCACCAAAAATGTAAATCTAATTTTTCCGCATCGTAATACAAAGAAACCATATTACTCTTGTATCTGCTACCAATATTTTCGCACAATGCTACGGTATAATATTTATTCGGCGCGGTTTTCCGCATTTTTTCCGTAATCCAAGTGTAATTTCCGCCACGTATTACACCAGCTTCAATCAAAACAAAATTCTCCCAACGTTCAGACCAATCCTGGTAATTGATCTGAAAATCAACTTTATACTGCTGAGAGCACTCATCTGGAAAAGGAACATTCACTGCTTCAATATGAAAAATCTCTCTACCCATTGATAATGAGTGAGAGAGATGCTGAGATACAATTCCTGAATAATCAGGAGAGACACACAAAAAACATGTCTTGCTTGGGTGCATATCCCAATCAGACATTTTGATCTTGTATGACATCTCCTGAATGAGTGCCATCTCCCTATCCTGTGAGATGAACAATAAGTCTTTCATTACCTTCCCTGACCGCGATAACGCTTTCCTTTACCGTTCCTAGAGGTAGCACTAAGGCTAGTGTTCTTTGAACGCCCTTGGCGGGTCTTCTTGGGCGATCCCTCAACATAACCGGTTTTGACCAATCCACCTTTTGCTTTTGACATTTATCAATTCTCCTATACTTTTCTTGTACCAATCTTTATTGTAGGATAACTATACGGTCCTGTCAAGGTCCTTGGTGTTGTTGCTCCAAGAATTAAATCTGCCTCATCACCAGTAACTGCGAAAAGTTGTCCATTGATCAACACACTATCGTTAATCACTGGTTCAATTCTTCGTATTCCTGGTTGACATGGTACAGGAATGGCAGGATTAATTTTTAAACCTTCCACAGATGAAGGTAAATTCGTAGAATTATAAAACTTTACTTGCTGTCCTTCCATCTTTACATTAGGAGATACAAAGGGCGATCCTCCTAATGCTTTTGCTGGATACAAACAATTACCATCTGTACTAGATGTATCAACTGTATCTGGTCCTACAATATTTGGCATTAAACTGCTTTTGCTATTGTTAACAAGTCTTTCTTAATTCCTTCCACATTATTATGTAGATAATCCAATGTATCAGACAAACTTTCGTAATCCTTACTCTCAGGACGACGATACATTAATGTAGGTCTCTCCAACTGTGATATTCGCTGGTCCAGGTTCTGTAACCTCTCTGACAGCGTTAGGAGTGCTTGTTCCAATTTCTGCTGTTGCTCTTGTAACTTTTCCATCATTTTGATCTCCACGTAAAAATGCTTCAGCTGCGCGACTTTCAAACTCGTCACAGAAAGCATCAAAGTTGTTTAGTATTGTATCGAAACTATCGAAGTCGGGTTTTTCCATGATTT